CCATTTACGGGGCGGGGGTTTGGGGTACATGGACGTCGCTCGTCGTATCATATCATTTTGTCCTCCGGTCACGTTTCCTTTGAAACCGGGAACAACATCGTACTTAATCATGGATGGTTTCCACGTACTCATATATACATATGTGTCATTAAATCTTTAATCAATTGATCCGTCTCCGTTCTCTAATAGGTCTGGATCTATAAATTCTTGTAGGTCTTCTCCCTTTAATGCCATGTTGTGACCGATGGGCGAGGCATTTTCCATGATCTGTTTATGGATTTCCGATCGCATACGATCGACTTCAGTTTGACGTTTTCTTTCCGCTTCTAGTACCTGAGGAGACTTTTTCCATTTGGGTTTCATTTTCATTTGATTTACTTGTATATGCAATTTACTGTTCTCTATTTGGAGTTCTTTTAATTCCCTTTTCAAATCTTCCAACGTTTCCCTCTTCTTGGCTTTAGCTATCACACTTTGGCGCACTATCCAGGGTTGCAGACAGTGGATAGTATTCGGCATATATGGTTATACAATATAATCTTTATATCGTTGGTATAAATTCCCAACGAAGATCGTTACATATCTTCTTCCAAATCACATCTTGTTGGTACAATTTCTCTTTAGATTTGAGAAGGGGAAAGTATTGGAGATACGAATCTTCGGATAGGAGTTCGCAGAATTTATATAGCACATAAGAATATGATAGGAAATTCTTGCGTTCTTTAGGACAATTGTCATCGAATGGACGCTGAATGTCCTTAAACATAATTCTAAGCCGTTCTTCTAATTCTTGAGGCATACTAGGAGGTTTAATACCATTTAGAATATTTGTTATATATGGAACGTGTTCGTAAAATCTATTAAGTTTCAATTTCTTAAGAAGACCCCGTATTTTAGCGTGGGTTATCTCATCTAGTGATTTTATCTTCAATTTCTTCAACTCTGAACGTAACTTTTCTATCACTTCCGGTGGTATGGTGGTCATTTCCTGTGCCTGAAATTGACTCATCCACTCATTGAAGTGATTTTCTCTTTTGTACGAGTAATTTACTATTTTTTCTGAACTTTCCTGTTCTTCCCTATATGTAAGTTCCTGACTAATCATTTTTGATACAACTAAGCCGCAATTATCGCACGTGAGGTCACTAGTGTCGTTAAAGTGAATAATATTACTATCAGGGCATCTTGGACAGACGTCCGTATTTTCTTTCACGATTTGTCTATTTATATTGTGATTTTCTACGTCTATTAAATAATCAACATAAATGTCTTTTCTTTGGAGACCGTGAGTTTCCTTACAATTAAATACGTTATCGACAGTTGTAACCTTATCAGAGTCATCTGTATATTGGTTCATATAAGGCATACACTTTATGAGATAATCACTCATTTCAGAATGGTAAAGCCCAGAGTTTTCGGGATCTTTCTCTATTAGATCTTCCCACTCTTGAATTTTGTTATTGTATCGGCTTAAAAAATTACCTTCCATATATTATAATGTTAGTCAATCTTTTAAACCATGTATTACTGAAGGTGTATGGTTTATATAAATGGGTCACCACCAGGCCAGACTATCATATACACTCTAAACTGATGGAATATCAGATTAGTGACGAGGATGCGGATGAAGATATAACACATGAAATGTGGAATCAGGAATCACAGTTTTGGTTTCAGGATCGTAAGAAGTTTTACGCGAATGTTACGAACCAGGACGACTATCAAGACCACATTCCTAAAAGGGTGAAAAATATCGTTCTTAGGATACGATATTGGTATAACGGGAAGATTTACAAAATAGCGACAAATAATTTGAATTTGAAACTACCGGAAGATTTAAATACTGAATTTTCGTTCAGTATCCCTTTGAGTACTGTCTATTTAGTGGATGACGATGAAAATCCACTAGAGGACATTACTGAAAGGGTGAAAATATATGCTGGACCTAAAAATGATTTTCATGGACAAGAAATTTTCATAAAAGACTTTTTAAATCAGGATGAAGACGAGCTTATAAACAAATTCCCGAAAGTTAAATTAACAAACTCATTGGGAATGTCTAAGGTGTTGAGTTCTTCGACCAATAAAATTACTGATCTGAAGGTTCCTTAGTAGCTAAATAGAACCGGAGCTCTCCTAGGTTTGCTACATTATACTTTAAAATAAGGAAGCGATTCGCTTCTTCTTGTAAGATTTGAACACTAGAGCACATGCTAGATCCCTTTGCAAATATATTAAGATATCGCAATGAATAAATTCCAGAAATTTTCGGACTTTCTTCATTGCAGGTTATTGACGTTTCTTGATTCGCAAAATCTCCATCACATTTTAAATTCATACGAGTGCCTTCGCGAGTAATCGTTATTTCTGTGCCTATATTTGACATATCCCTACACAAACGCTGAAAATCAACCGATGGTAATGTCGTAATCGTACTCATTTCGATGTTGGGTACCTCAATTCTATTTTCGTTTATATCCAATAGTTTAAGTTCAAATTTGGTATTAGTCCTTTTAGATTCGGAAATAATCTCAAAATTCATATATTCTTTTGAATCTATGGAAATATTCAAAATGTCGGAACTCGTTATAGATTTTAATAACTTGAATGTATTCGATATATTTATGCCAGCGACGATTTCTTCGTTACATTCATATTCTTCGAAATTGTCGGCGGGTAAAAACATATCAATGAGCGAGGTTCTCGCGGTGTCGAGTGTTGTCACACTCATTCCATCACTTTTGAAATATATATTGATATCATTTAGAATATCTTTCAATACTTCGAAACAGGACTTAAATGCGGACGCCTGAATTGTAGCCAATTTCATGTTATAAAATATTGCGTTTACTTCTTTATGTCATTATATGCGTCATTTACACTGGCGTTAATTCTTTCTTGTAATTCCCGGGTGATAGTTGGTTTGAGTGATGACCCGTACGAGTCTAAATTATATATACAACTGTCCGGTTCCGCGTCATCTAAATTTGTAGATGCGGTTCCACCGGAACCCCACCCTACAAATTCCTCCGACGGTAACAATGTACCGAGCCACCCCTTGACTTCTCCTCCCACGAGAAGTTTGCCATCCTTGGTTATCAGACTTGGAACGCGTTTTAATATTTGTACGTATTGGTGAGGTATTCCCTGTGTATCTACATTATGAAATTGTATCATAGATTTAAGCTGGGGATGTTCCTGGATATATTCCAGTACATCTTGTGAGTGATTACATTTACCACTAAATATCAGGAGTGCCATCTACTATTGGGTGGTTTATTTTCTGAAATTAAATTAACGCATATAAGTATATGAGGATAACAGTTGCTCTAGTACTTATTGCCCTGGTCATTCTTCTGAGTTCCAAGAGGGAAACATACCAGGATGTATTTGGATATTCAGGATATTCTGATCCCATAACCGGAATTGTTCTCAATGATAAACCGATTGATAAATCGAATTACAGGTTTGAAGAAGTTAAGATGAACAATGATACAATACAAAAAATCATCTTAGCTACGAATGCGGCAATTGAAAAGAAGACAAAGGTGTGTAATTATATCATTGAGACGCTGGGTGTTAAAAAATTCGTCAAGAAGGACAAAGAAGATAAAGGACCCGAGGTGATACACCAAGCATCCTTTATGACAGTGAAGGACGGTGGATTTACATTCGGTTTTGCGGTTACGGTTGATGTAGATATTAGCAAAGAGACGCCAGTGATTATGTCACTTCAGACACAACCCATGGATTCCAAAGTATTGGACGAACAAGCGATTAAGGCATTCACAGAAGGTAAGGAGGGTCAGGAATTTATAAGCTATGATCTTGTGAAGAGAGCCGCTTTACCAAAGAAAAGTGAGTTGGAAATCGCCAAAAACAAAATTAAGTAATATTAATGATCAATATTGATGATGTTCAGCGTATTGAAGAAAATCGAAAACAGATCAAAAAGGAATTGTATATGAAAATATATGAACAATTTTCGACCAAGATAAAACAGAGCGCAGAATATGGTCACAAACAGATATTTCTCAGGGTACCATCATATGTCATGGGTTATCCGGCGTTCGACAGATCTCAGGCAGCATTATACATAGATAGACAACTTAGAAGAGCTGGATTTACGACTCAAAGAGTCTCGGAAATAGATATATATGTATCTTGGTTTATACCTAAGACGAAAAAATCCGACAAAGTCAGGGACGAGGAAGATACTACCGATGATATAGAATTACCTAGTTTTGCCAATCTCAGAAAGGCGGCAAATAAATACAGGTGATTAGTGCGACTAAATTTATTTTTTAAAAACACACTCTATGATAAATGGATAACTTGAATGTTTTAGTCGAGGCGAAAAAGGAATACCTCGGTCAAATGTGTCACTTGATGGTTCCGGTTATGATAGAGACTTTTTCTATTATGTACGATGAAGCGGCAAAAATGTCTAAAGGCAGAAAAGTGTTACAAATGTTTCAGAAACTACTGAAGGAAGTTCCAAACTGGAGTGACAATATGTCAAAGACCCACGCGGATAACATCACGTCCAGATGTGCGTGGTATTCTGATCTTCTTGCCGCTGTTTTTGTCGCTTGTACGAAGATTTTATCTGCGGTTCGTCTTAAATCTGATAACAAAAAAATAAGTTTGAAGTTACCGACGAATGAGATATTTATTCAAACTTGCTATAATTTAGCAGCCAAGGATCTGTACAAGGATCCCTATATATTCCAAGAAAATCAAAGTGAATATGCGAGAGATGAACAACTGGCGGTTCGTTTTATCTCGTGTATTGAAAACAGTGTGAAGGATCTCATACCAGTTCAACAAATTTTACAAACTTATATGTCACAAGAAAGTAGGGACATCGATCTCGATGGCACTCATGATGGTGATGCTGAAGATCCGGACATTTATGATGGAGAAGACGGAGGGGAAGTTGGAACGCTTCCAGATGGTGCCGATGTTAGTGAAATCGGACAACAAATGGGAGGAGAAGAGGAACAACCTTCCATGGAGGAAACAATGGGAGACATGCCTCAAGAAGGCGGCGAAGAGATGCCTCAACTGGAAGAAACGGCAGAGGAACAACCGTCTGCTCTCAGTAATGAGTTTAGAACGATTCCAACCGTCCGCGACCCTTCTATGCAACAACAGGAAGTAAATCCCCCGGCCGACGATGGTGTCTTATTCGGTGATGCCCCAGAGCGCCGAACAAAAAAAGTTGGCTATTATTAAATGGAACTTTCCGACTATTTGAGAGACCCGATCTGGGCGGCTGCTATTGGTGGAGGTATCACAGCAGGATATATACATGCTAAGGCACACCTTAATAAGGAGGGTAAATTACAACCGAGCGCGTACACAAAGCCGGCAGCTTTAGTTGCCATACTTGTGTATTTCATCGTTTCGATGGGTGTTGGGCAACGCGAGACCATCTCAACGGAACCTTTTTAAACTCAAACTTAAAGATTAGATAGTTATTATATACATAAAAATGGCGAGCGTGTCAGCTTTTACGGATATGATGTCACAATTTCTTGTGGAATTACATAAGGTTTTCCCACAGGAGAAGGGTATTAAAAAATTTATGGCTCAGTTGGAATTGGCCAAAACCACAAATCCAAGATTGGTCGTTGATGGATTTATGAAGGGGATTACTCCGTACTCGGATAAAATCAGCAATAAGGACGAATCATTCTTATTGAATGAAATCGATAAAATCGATTATCTCAAGGAACTTAATTTGAAGGATAACTGGAACGATAGCTTATCTACTAAGACTAAGGACGCAATTTGGCAGTATTTACAAACATTATATATGCTCGGTACCACTATTACCGCTATTCCCGCAGAGACACTCTCAATGATTGAGGGTATCGCTAAGGATTGTGCCGATAAGATGGAAACAGAAGGTGGTGATTTGGATGAAGCCGCCTTAATGAAAACAATGAATAGTATGTTTGGGAGCATGTTGAAAAAATAAACTTACAATATACTAAATGACGAAGGTTTGGTTCGAAGATCCAAGACAGCTCATCAGACAAGACAAAATTTCTCAGTTTTGGCCTAATAACAAACAGACACCAGCCGAACGTGTCAATTCGGCTTCACGATTTATAATTTACACTACATGCTTTTTATATTTAATTCGCAGGGATGCACGAATATTTATACTCGGTGCAACTTGTTTGGGCGTTCTTTATGCTATGTACAAGAATAGCATGATTAAAGAGACATATGGCGTTCCTACGCGTTCTACGGGCCGTGGGTGTCAAATGCCATCCGGTGATAATCCCATGGGCAACGTTCTTTTGACAGATATTACAGATAATCCTAATCGTCCTCCGGCGTGTGAGTATTCGTCGGTTCGACCGTTTGTTCATGCTTTAGTTGATCAACGCGTTCCGGTCGATGCTGGTCGCTCTCGTTCTCCGCATCCCACCGTACAGCGCAGGGCGGCATCTCGTCAGTTTATTACCGCACCAGTTTCCACGGTTCCGGGTGACCAGACCGCATTTGCTGAATGGTTATATGGTCCCAAATGGGGCGTTTCTTGTAAGGGTGGTAGTCAGTTTGCTTGTAATCCAGATGCTCGCGGTGCCCAATTGGGTGCATTTAGAGGATTGGATCATACAATGAATCATAGGTAATTATAAAATATTCTCACGCTATAGTAAATGGCTTACCAGCTCCAGCCCGGAT